CAATCTTGTCATTGAGCTGAGAGATAAGAACGACCATAGCACCGAATCTCTTTCGGACTTCGATGCACATCTTGCCTAGTTCTGCTAGCGTCTGTATCTCGTTTTCACCAGGCATCGGGTTAACCAACAGAGTATGGTCAACACAGACTACATAGTGACAGTCACCATGCTGATTGACAAACCGTGATATAGTTTGTGCAATCTGTAGTCTGTTACCTGGTTGTTCAACAAAGTAGATAGACGGCTCATTGATTTGTCGAAGCTTGTCTTCAATCAATGTCCGCTCTACATCATCGAGCGCACGGTCAGCATGCAGCATCTTATCAAGTGGAACTTCTGCTAGGGACGATAGTCTCCTGAGCAGCTCCATCTCCGCAGACATCTCAAAGGAGAAGTGCAGAATCTTGACAGGCTTGTCAAACTTGTTGTACGCTGTAGAGGTGAAGTCACGGAGCAAGTTGTTTAGAAACATACTCTTACCATGACCTGAAGCACCGGCTACCACATAGACCATCCCGAACTGCATACCTCCCAATAGCATCTTGTTGACCTTCTCCCAGCGGGTCTTCATCACCGGGATCTTGCCATCCATATAGTTGTGAATCGTAGTCTGTGTAGATTCTACGACTGTAGCCATTGGGACTACTTGGAGTTCAGAGGATTGTGTCATGTGGTAGCTCAGTATCAGCGGGTCGTTCAATCATCAATTGCCACAGGTCTTCGAAGGCAGCAGACTGCAACCACTTATCAATACGCATACTGATAAGGCGCTTGTCTTTTGCATACTTCAAAGCCGCCATCACTTTCTTGTGATCGTGGACGGCACCTATGTGCCTGTGGTACCATTTGATAAGCTCTTCCTTATTGACTGCCTTAGCCGGTATCTTCTTACCGTCGATTGTAATGAACGGGGGGTAGCTCTTCCAGAACTCTTCCCCATCAGCCGGTGTAGCAGTGTAGAAAGTAGAGATGAACTTCTCTGTAACCTCATAGAAATCTGCGTATTTGCTCCTGTCACTGGGGTTAGTATCAATGATATACCCCTTCTCTTCTAGGTCAGCAAGGGCGGCAGTCGTAAAGATGCGACCCTCTGTACCGTATTTGTACAGCAGGTCATGCCGTTGCTCGTAGATGAGTTGACAGAACAAACACTGAGAAGGACTAATACCCAGTTCAATCAGTACGTTTACATACTTATCTAGCGGGTACACCATCCTTCATCAGTATTTTCTGTTCGGTCTCACGGGCTTCTACTAGAGAGTTGTGAATCACTTCTAGTGTAGCCTCAATATTCATCTCTGTGCTTAGAGACAGTTGGAACTGCCAAGGCTCGTCTGTCCACTTCCTCTTACCAGCTTTAACTAGTAATAGGATTTCGGAGTAAAGAGTCATTGGACTTATCGAGTAGTTCCTCGATGGAGTGAACCCACTGGACGTTCGCTGATTTGCTCTGTCGTTTTTTAAGCCATTTTTCATCCTGAGTATCTTTCAGATATAGGTTAACAATGACTCCGGTCTTACCCTCCTTGAACCTAATAGCACGACCTGTACGTTGCAGATCCTGCCTAGGTGTAGAAGTACCGGAGCAGACTATTGCCAGTTCAATACCCTCTACGTCAAACCCTTCGTCAAGAGCACGTGCAGTGTGAATGACACGTACATCTGTGCGAAGGTCCGCAAAGGAATCCAATACGTTTTGGCGAGCGTACTTGGATATTTTAGAATGATAAGCTGCACCCCAAGGCTGCGTCTCTTTATTCAATTGAATTGCAAAGTCCACACTCTCGCTGAACGTAATAGTGGGCACATCGAATATGTCGATGAGTTTCTTTGCTGCCTCACGCTTCGTAGCACTCTTGTAGATGAGCTGCTTGCGTGCTTGCATCGCTCTGTTGAACGCACGTGCTTGGTTGAGCACTTGCTGTTCATCCCATCCTGCCAAGTTTCTAGTGAATACAGACAGGTACTGTCGGTCTTGCATACAACGCATAGCTGCATGAAACCGGTTGTTGAAGATAGCAAATGCTTTGTAGTAAGCATCTGTCACTTCTTTGTATCGCTTCTCTTCGGCCTCGCTCATACGTAGACCAAGATTGAATACTTGAAACTGTGATACGTATCCGTTACGCACAGCCTCTTTCAACGTCACCGTGTCAATAACCGGTGCAGCGGTAGCAATGATATGGTACCTGGGATCTTCTCGATCTATCGTAGCAGTCAGCCCAAGTATATACCGGTAGTCGGTACACCCAAAGATACCACGGAATACATCCGACATGTAGTTGTGTACCTCATCAAGTATCAACAAGTCAACCTGATGTTTCATCTTAACAGCAGAGTTGATAACCATAACAGTAGCGCCTGTAATGTTCATAGACTCGAGGCTGTCTTCCCATTGCTTCTTCAAGTTCTGGGTAGGTACAACAATAAGTGACGTACCGGAAGGCAGATTGTCATTCATCTCTTGAAGGATGAGGAGGGCGACGAACGTTTTACCAAAACCTGTCACTGCTTCAAGCGTGCCTCGCCGCCCTCCATGATTCCATTTAGAGATGACTTCTTTCTGCCGTTTCAACCGGCGCTGGTCAATCTTCATAGCTGTCGAATCGGACTTGCTGTTCAGTCTGAACCCAGTTGTAGCTGTTGCCCCACACCTTGCCATGGGGCATCTCAATGAAGACGTGAGCAAAGCCACCGTCATTGATTTCGCACACATCGAAGTGCTGGTATACCCACTCGTCTAAGGTTAAGTCACGGTGGGTATTACCGTCAATAGGTACGAGCCGCTCTTGGTTGTCGTACCGATTGCGAACAGTATGGCAGGCATACATCTTCTCTATTGGATGAACGAAGTCCTGATAGCGAGGAGGACATGCGTCGTTGAGCTTAGCATAGTTCACTCCATGGGGAGTCATGAAGAGGATATCATCAATGCCTCCGCTGTCGCCACAGCCTTGCCAGTAGATGTAGACACCAGGGTATTCCCGTGGGTCAACCTCGCTGTTCTTGTACAGGTCTTCTACTGCGTCTAGTACTTTTCTCGGAAGTTTCTCCATTTAAATTCAATTTGCGACCGGTCATCCAGAACTCTTTATCGATGCTCTTGAGCCAGTCTTGTACTGATGGGACGAATCCCAAGTCTTCAATAATGTGCTGTTCGGCAATGGTCCGTACCGGTACCTCAATGCCGTCGCTGTTTGTGATCGTTACTCCGAATTGTTCCTCACAAGCATAAACGCCAAAGCTGTGATGGCGAAGAGCACGGTGACGGTGATCACTAAAAGCCACTTTGGATGCATCGATCCACTCGTGGATAGCAAGATAGTCTGATGCATCACCTCGGAAGCGACGAACAGAACTAAGAGCGTGATGATGGGCATGTGCCATTACAAATCAATGATAATGTCCTTAGTATCTACACCAGCTTTCTTTGCTGCCATGATTGCTTCTATCAATGTGGGTCTCAAACTGATACCATCATTGTTAGGCAGTTCACGAACAGTAAATAGACTACCGGCTCGGGTAGCTATGTACTTACCTTGTCGAGCCTCATCTCTTGCAGCAGCAGTGAGGTCTTGCACATCTTGCAAGACCTCTTTCCACTGCGTTATATGATGGACATCCATTAGTTCAAATGGAATCCAGCTGAGTCAGCGAGATACTGAGTAATCTTACTGTGGACACCCACAGATTCATGCGCTGGGGCACGTTTAGCAGCCTCAGTACAGTTGTTGTAGAACTTCCACATGGTATCCGGGAGCAGCTTACCGTCATCAGACTGGTTGAAGGCCCACAGATCAGACTCGTAAGTCTCTTTCTTCAAGTCGCTAAGCATACGAGGAGAAAGAATACCACTGAAGTACATACGACCGGCAAGAGATGCTACGGAAGTAGGCGTGATAACCTGCTGTTCCGACTGTTGCTTGAACTTCATCAGCTTAGTGAAGTTGCTATGCATCGTCTCTACTTGGCTATCAATAGCACGGTGGATATCGTCCCACACATTGCGGTGGTGACGCCGGGCAAAGCTACCCTCATCGCCAATGAACATACCATTGGAACAAGCCATCACTACAGCACCAGATGCAAAGGTGACCTTGCGCATCTTGTTGTAGCTGTTCATGAAAGCGAACACCCGGTTCACTCCCTCAACCTCTGGTGTATTGATGTGCAGCTTGCACAACATAATATCACCCTTGAGCGAGGGACGGAACTCCTCATCAACTATTGTCAGTCCGTGCTGTCGAATCCTCTCGGTCACGGCGGCGTGCAGGTCTGAGTTTGCGACGGGTCCGTATGTT